AGGAAATATGGGCGTACCTCTTTCCGGAAAGATGATACGATACAATTATAACAAGTTGGGATCAAGATAAATGCCAAAAGGCAAAGGAACATACGGTTCTAAACGTGGCAGACCGCCAAAGAAAAGAAGCGGAACGTCAAAAGGCAAATCAAAAAAGAAATAATGCCTAAAAATGGCAATATTACAACTGTTCAATATGATGTCAAAAACTTGATATTCGCTGAATACAATCCAAGAGAATTGACACAAGACCAACATCAAGACTTAAAAGATTCAATTACACGCTTCGGCTTTGTTGATCCTTTAATCGTTAATACGCACAAAGAACGCAAGAATATATTAGTTGGTGGACATCAACGCTTAAAAATAGCCAAAGAGTTAGGCTATAAAGACGTTCCTTGTGTTGAGGTCGATCTAACACCAGACAAAGAAAAAGAATTAAATGTCCGACTTAATAAGAATACAGGACAATGGGATTGGGATGCGTTAGCTAATCATTTTGACGTTGGTGAATTGTTAGAGTGGGGATTTACTGAAGAAGAATTACAATTTACAGAGCAAGAAGAAGTACAAGGCTTAACAGATGATGATGATGTACCAGAAGTTGAGGAATCAATTACAAAGCAAGGCGATCTGTGGATATTAGGTGAGCATCGTTTATTATGTGGCGATGCGACAAAGAAGGAAGATGTGGAACGATTGATGGATGGGCAGAAGGCTGATATGGTGTTTACTGATCCTCCTTATGGCGTAATGTATAAAAGTTCAAAATCAAACGCAATAAGTGGAGATTTAAGCCAAGCCACAATTCCGTTATCTTTTAAGGAAATAATCCATTCTGCGGCTTCAAAAGATGCAAGGATATATATTTGCGGTGGCTCAAACAATGCCCAAATGTATTTCAGCCTTTTTGATAGTTATTGCCAACAAATGCCGAAAATATTGGTTTGGGTAAAAGAAACCTTTGTGATGCGACCAAATAATTACCACAGTCAGTATGAGATCATATATTTTGGATGGACAGGGAAAGGTGGAAGCACCAAATATTGGTATGGAGATAGAAAACAGTCAGACGTTTGGCAATTTAACAGAGACAACAGCAAGGATTATCTTCATCCAACACAAAAGCCAACAGTTTTAGCTGAAACGGCAATTGGTTATTCTTGTCCACAAAGTGGCATTATTTACGAGCCTTTTATTGGCTCTGGCTCAACATTAATCGCCTGTGAAAAGACTAATCGTAAGTGTTATGGAATGGAGATTGATCCACACTACTGCGATGTAATTGTAAAGCGTTGGGAAAATTATACAGGTAAACAAGCAGATAGAATAAGAGGTAAGTTGAAAAATGCCTGATGTTACAGGCGATAACAGGAAAGCCAATGGGCAATTTAAACCGGGTGTATCTGGCAATCCTAATGGCAGACCAAAGGGAAGTCAATCAATACCGGACATACTTCGCAAGATAGGGGACGAAGAAGGCACAACAGATGGCAAGAGCAAACTTGATGTGGTAATGTATAAAGTATTTCAATACGCATTGGAAGGCAAATCGTGGGCGGTTCAGTTCATAGCTGATCGTACAGAGGGCAAGGCATTGGAACGAGTAGAACAACACGTTACAAAGGACGAGATAATCATTGAGTGAAGTTTCGAATCAAAAAAGACAATATGCTCAAACATCAACGGCAATTTTGGGATATGCCCAATCGGATTGTCCTCTTGATTGGCGGATACGGTTCGGGAAAGACTTACATCGGAGCATTGAAATCCCTGTACATGAGTTATTTAAACAGTCCAATACCGGGAATGTACGTGTCACCTTCACATCAGTTAGCGACCAAGACGATAATTATAACACTAAAGGAACTATGTAACCGTGCTGCAATTGATTACACATATAACCAACAACGAAGTGAGTTCATCTTTCACAATTGGGGAGGAAAGTTATGGCTTGGCTCTGGGGATAAACCAGATTCATTGCGTGGTCCGAACATTGGATGGGCGGTTATAGATGAACCGTTTATACAAAAGCGTGAGGTGTTTGAACAAATGATTGCACGTGTAAGACACCCAGAAGCCACTAAATCACAGATATTCCTAACAGGAACACCAGAGCAATTAAACTGGGGATTCACGTTAGCCAATGATCCAGACATTGACATTGGTGTTATACAGGCTTCTACATTAGACAACCCACATTTACCAGACGATTACAAGCAGAGTTTATTACAGGCATATTCAGAAGAACAAATTGAAGCGTATGTACACGGTAAGTTCGTTAATCTTACACAAGGTCGAGTATATAAAGACTTCGACAGGGATAAGCACGTTGTCAAACGTCCAGACCTAAAGAACGAGAACCTTCCTATTGGTATTGCGATGGACTTCAATGTTGATGCAATGAGTTCGGAGATATTCTACATAGGAACAAATTGGATTCTCGTATTCGATGAAGTAAGATTAAAGAACGCAACAACGTATGATATGGTTGAAGAATTAGTAAAGAGATATCCAGAAGCTAAATGTTTTCCAGATGCAAGTGGAAGTGCAAGGCGTTCTTCTGCTGTGGCTTCAGATCATCAGATCATTAGGTCGCATTCGGGTTATACAATATCTGCACCAAGAGCCAATCCTCCTGTTCGTGAACGTGTTAATTCAGTTAATAAGTTGATACGTGATGGCAACTTCTCTTGTGAGAACTGTCCCAATCTAATTATGGACTTTGAACGTAATGTGTGGCACGGAAACGATATTGATAAGCGAGACAGTACCCAGAGTCACGCATCAGATGCAATCGGGTATGGGATTAATCGGCTTTTCCCGGCAAGACGAAGAATAATGGAGAGTGTGTCGTGGTAGTGTTCTTATTTGGTGTATCGGTGGCATTGAATGTCGTGTTTGTTTGTTTATGGGCGTATGGTATGTATATGGATAGAAGATTTAAAAGGGAAGCAAAGAGATTGTTAAATACTCAAAAAGTGAGTACAAATATGTATAAGAATTGGATGTTTGAAGCATGATGACAGTAAACGATATAGTGTTACCCGACCTATCAGAAAAGGTTGTGCTTGAGTCGGTAAGACGGGCACAAAAAGGATTTGAGGAAAAAGAGAATGCGGAAAGAGAAACCGCTTTGGATTTCTATTACCATCGGAACGTGGATCAACATATTGAACAATGGTTCTCACCTTCCACATTACAACAAGTACCGGCTTTTCCACAGAAGATCGTTCCTCGTTTTGCACGTGCAAGGAATATGATATACAAGAATCCACCAAAGAGAATGGTCGGAGGTGAACAAGCAGATGACTATATGGAATCAGTACATCATCTTGACTCAAAGGCGAGAGAGTTCAATGAAACGGCTTGGCTAACAGGATCAATGGCGTTCCGCAGTAAGTGGGGACGTGAACGAGTAGAATACGATATTATTCCATATTTCAAAAGATACTTCTTGGAAGGTGAATCACAGCCATTCGGTGTGTCTTATGAAGTAGGTCGTGATGCAAAGAATAATCGCATATTCGTATTCTGGTCGGAAGCACGTGATGGCGTACCGGGTATTCATATGAAGTTTGACCAAGCGGGACGAACAATACAAGTGAACAACGACAACGTCAATCCATACGGAATAATGCCTGTGACATTCGTTGATTATCGTACAAGTGCATCGGATGTGATAAGAGCAGCCGTACAAATAGGCATTGCGAATACAGAGATTGCTTTGGCAGAACGCTTTGCTTTTGGACAGCCTGTGGTAACGGGAGCAGATGAAATTTCTAAAATCAAGCTTGGAATTGATCGTGTTCTTTTACTTGGAGAAGGACAGACGTTCTCCTTTGTTGGCAATCCCGGTTCACTAAAAGATATGATTGAAGTAAGTAAGTCATTCGCCAATCAAACGGCGATTAATAACCATCTTCGCATTAAGTGGGACGAGTCGGGCAATGCACCAAGCGGTGCGGCATTGAGGATATTAGAAATGGAGAACCTTGAATCTCGTATTTCAGACATACCAATATGGAAAGATTGGGAACACGAAAGATATGAAGTGGATCGTGAGATTATCCGTGTTCATACGGGTAAAGATATGGGTGAAAATTATGGTGTGGACTTCGCAGAGGTAGAATTTCCAACAGATCAAGCACAAGAGTTTGCACGTCTTGAGTTTATGCTTGACAAAGGTTTAATGGATAGAACAGACTTGATAAGACACTTTAACCCAGATATTTCAGATGAAGATTTAGATACTCTTATAAACAGAGTGGACGAGAATAAAAAGCAAGAAGCAGAAGCACAACAACCAACAACACCATTGCAAAGGATATTAGGTGGCTGATCCCGTAGACAGATTTATGAATCAAATTCAAGGCATTGAGAAAAGACTTCTCAATGATTTGAAAATGATTGCAAAGCGAATGGATAAGTTGTCCGATACAGAACTTGTGGCAATTGCAAAAGAATTGGATTTCTTTCAAGAGTTATTGGACAGAGGATATACGAACGCTGTCAATGGTTTAATGGCAGCCTATGAAGGACAAGTTGAAGAAGTGGCAAAAGAAGCTGCCAGACGTGGAATCAAAACAGTACGAGGTGCAACAGTCGAGCAACTTCAGTTATTACAGGATTTAGAAGCAGAGAACCTTTTGGGAAAAGCGGCAACATACGCCAACGATTTAAAAGATGGATTGTTCAAAGGTATCGTATCGGGTGAACGGCCTTCACAAATAGTGGCACGTTTATCTGAAACCATCAATCTTAAAACACATCAATTGAATGTGTCGGTACACGATGGAATCAAACAGTTTGATGATCTTGCAAGACACAAGGTGTTTGAGGGTGAAGATGTTAGATGGACTTACGTTGGACCATTAGATGCAACAACCAGAGAAGAATGTGAATCAACATTAAGCGGTGAACCGACTAAAGGATATACAGAAGCACAAGTAAATGCAAGTGCAACTCCCTTTGGTTCAAGAGGTGGATTTAATTGCAGACATTCGTGGATGGTCAAATGAAAGCACAAGATATGCTACAATTGCCACGTTCATTGTGGGCAAAAGTTGGTGGGAAAGCTGCAACAAAAATTGTTAAAGATTCCGACAAAGGGTTTGGCACAAATGAGGTGGGAAAGAAATACAAATTTAAAGGTTATACTGCCGAATATGCTTCAAAAAAAGCTGCGGGTAAAGCCGGACCAAAAGGTGTGAGTACGTCCAAACAAACAAGTCCACCCAACTTGAGATTAACAGGAACAATGCTCAATTCCATATCGGCACAAAAGGCAACGAATGTTGGTGTGGATATTGTGTTTCGTGATGGATTAAAGGTCAAGGGAAATGCGGACAGAGGAAGAAATATATTTGGTGTTAATGACCAAAACGAAAATGAAATCGTAAAGAATTTAAGTGACTTCATTGGCAAGAATGTCAAGAAGTATGCAAGAAAACCAATCAACATAACGATTGGTTAAGGCTTAACTAACTCAAACAAGAGGTTAAAATGGAAGAAAAACAAGTCGAAGTCCAAGACGTAAAACAGGACACCGCTGATACTGCAAGTGAAGAAAAGCAGCCCGTCAACCAAGTTCCTTACGCACGGTTTAGTGAAATGGTGGACGAAAAAAACACATTAAAGGTCGAACTTGATGCGTTAAAAAAGAATGCAAAAGAAGAAGCTGAAACTCGCAAACTCAAACAGATGGAAGAAAAGGGCGAATACGAAAAGATTATGGCGGAAATGACAACCAAGTATGAAGATGCGAAGAAGAAGGCGGATGCCTTTGATGAATACCAAGTAACGAAAAGAGATACTTTGCTCTCCAAGTTACCGGAAGAAGATCGTGCAATTTACGATGGGTTGCCACTTGAAAAATTGGAAGCCCATGTGGAAAAGGTCAATACGAAACCATCACCGGCTTCGGTTGATAACTCAAAACCAACATCGACAGGTGGATATGCTTCCTTTGAGGAATGGGCTTCAGTTGATCCCGATGGATATAAGAAAGCCAACAATCCACAAACGTCTGGAGATATAAAGATCGGTTATGGCAACTGATATTTTTAAAGAAAAACTTGATCCGAACAATGACCTTCAACATAAGAAGGTAGATGGCGGGGAGGACATTGAATGTACTTACAAAGGTTCTTCGGTTACTTATAATGAATACCTTGATATTCATGAAGAACGAGGGGAGAGAGTACAAAAGGGCAAGAAACCAGATAGTATCGGTGTGTTTAGTGGGTTTGGACCGGGGAAGTTGAAGAAGCCGTATGATGACTGAATTTTTTAAACGATTAAATGGGAGTTTAAGCAATGGCTTTAACTAATACCTCAACAGCCGCCGGTGGTCTCGGAAGAACCATTGGTGATGCTGTTATAGCGTTCAATCATACTAACGTGATGTACCCACTTGTAACTGTTAAACAGGCTGCAAGAGGATCAAACCACGTTCAGTTTTCAGATTGGACAAAACTCACTTCAAGTAATGTAAGTGCTGCGACACAGGCAACTGCGACAACCGCAGTCGCTATCACAACAGCCGCAAGGACTGCAACAATCACAGAACACGTAATCGAGTCTCAAGTTTCTGATCTCGTATTAATGGGTTCTGGCGATGATGTAGCGGGACAGGCAGGACCTGCCCTCGGGAATGCCGTAGCTGCAAAGCTTGATGATGATCTCGTAGAACTTGGAAAATCCTTTTCACAAACTGAATGTGGTGCGGGTACAGGATTGGCTCTTTCTCATGTATTTGGTGCAATGCGTCAAAAGGCGCAATTGTTAAGAAATTAATAATTAAAAATCGGATGAATTGCTGGAAATCTAAATTGTTTAAAACAACACGACAATCAGCAGCCAAGCCACAAACGCTTTTGTGGAAGGTTCAGAGACTAATGGGTTTAACAAGCGTGTTATGTAATACCATATTAGCGTCCGACACCGTAGCATTTAATGCCGGTGATGATATAGTCCGTTTCATTGGGAAACCTATGGGTAAAACGCAAATGAGAGCAGCCGGTGCGCCTATGCCTTATTCTTTGGTGCTTTCACCAAAACAAGTTTGGGGCGGAAAAGGGATTATTTCCTTACTACATAACACCGCATTAGATACTGCGGGTTCAAGCACAACTGATACTGCAACTGCACGTCCAATCGGAGTGTTGGGTTCAAAAGGCGAAGAAGCATTCCAGACAGGATATGTTGGAAGTATCGCCGGATTCAATGTTTATTGGTCAGATCAAATTGACGAGAATGTAAGTTCTGGCGGAGATGCAGCCGGATTCTCAATGTCAAAAGGTGCTGTTGGTCTTGGTGTTGGTGCTGAAGGATTATTCCGAATCGCAACACAAAGAGAAGAATCAGAACGTATGACAAAGTACGTTGCAACAGGATTCTGGGGCGAAGTCGAGATTAAAGATGCTTATGGTGTCTATATCTTGAGTGACGTTTCTTAATTAGTTAGTTATCTAACTATAATGGTGATGGGCGGGTTTATCCCGCCCCATCGCAAAGGAGTTGAAATGAGTAAATATTTTAAAAAGCCAAATGGTGTAGTGGTAGCGTATGATGAAAAAGTACACGACATCAAATCACTTGAAGAACGATTTGAAGAATGTAATGCAGACGGTAGCAAACCAAAGCCAAAAAAGGCTAAAAAAGACGATAAGTAAAATTTAAACCAAAATGCCCATGAGATAAGACAGGCTCGGTAAGGCATTAAAGGAGAAACAATATGTCAATGAGAGAATATGGAGTTGTCGAAGCACAAAATTTAGCAATGGGACAAGCCGGATCAATATTTGTAACCGGCACAACTGCCGTGACTTGCGGTGCGGGTTCGGGAGTTTTTATTGCGATTCAATTTACAGAGGATACCGTGTTCGCTTCCGGTAGCGGGGGACTTATTGCAGAAACAGAACAATTGTACCCAGATGATACAGGTGCGGGTACTTTGATCGATGCCGATGGCGGTGCTGCAATAGATGGCGAAACATTCCCACAGGGAATGACCATTTACGGAAGATGGACAGGGTTTACATTAGCATCGGGTGCGTGTATCGCATACGTAGGATAATGTTAAAATTAGGATTATCAGTCATGACCATTCCAAATCAAACGGCTCGTTTGGTGAGGGACTTATGGCGAAGTATTAACGACACTTGGACGTTAGAAGAACGCAAGTGGCAGAATATAATTTAAGGAGAATATAATGGCAGCTTTAGGCTCACAGAGTATCGCTTCTTCGTATGAACAACTTTTACACGTTGATGCGGATGGCGGCGGTAACTCTACAACCCACGTTAGCGTAAAAGACGGTGACAATGGGACAACTTTCGGCTTCACTATCGCATCGGATGCGTTAATGATGTCAAGCACCAATCGTTTAGAGTTTGGTGACACAGGAACTTATATACATCAATCTGCGGATGGTGTACTTGATTTAGTTTCAGATACAGAATTAGAATTAAACGCAACCACAATCGATATTAATGGTGCTGTAGAAATTTCGGGACATACAATAATAGAATCAACAAGTCAGTTTAGATTTGGTGATTCTGGAACGTATATATATCAGTCCGCCGATGGAGTGCTTGATTTAGTCTCTGATACAGAAATTGAATTAAACGCAACTACTCTTGATATAAATGCAGCGGTGGATATTTCTGGTGCTACACAATTTAATAGTACAGTCACAGTCGGTGAAGATGATCAAGGATATGATGTTATCTTTTACGGAGACACAGCAAGTTCCAATATGACTTGGGATACATCAGCGGATGATTTGATTTTAAATGATTCACGATTGTTGATTGACCAAGATGACAATGATACGTGTTTTTCTATCGATGCGGAAAACACAACAAACAATGCGGCTTTAATCCAATGCGATGCTTTGACAACAGCTCACGCTTTCAAGGTATCTTCTGATTCAAGTTCAAGTGCTACTCGTGATTTGGTAAGGTTTGTAAATGATAATACGGGGGCGACTGCAACCAATGTTTTATTTTTAGACCAAGATGCAGACCATAATGGTATAGTTATAGACACCGAAGCGACAACAGGATATGGTATTCATGTTGATAGTCCCGCCATGACAACAGGGCAAGGCATAAGGATAGATAGTGCCAATTCTTTGACAACGGGAAAGATAGCATACTTTCATTCAAATTCAAGTGATAATAGTTCCAGAAATTTACTTCAAGTTACAAATGACCATGCGTCGGCAACGAGTACAGTTCCTTTGTATGTCCAATCTGGTGCAGCTTCAAAAGCAATGATAATTGACCAAAATGGAAATGCCAACAGCATTGAAATAGACAGCGAAGCCACAAGCGCAACAATCTTTAGTGTTCCAGCACCGACTTCAACAACAGGTGATGTTATAAATATTGACGATGCAGATGCTTTAACAACGGGAAGGATGATAGTTGCAAAATCGGGTTCATCAGATACAAACGATAGAAATCTTGTCATGCTTATTAACGACCATTCTTCTGCTTCTGGTGCTATTGTGTTAAATCTTAAACAGGATGCAGATACTACTGCATTATATACAACCGCAAGCCACTCAACTCACGCCGGGAATATATATTATATAAATGCAAGTGGCAGAAGTTCAAATAGTGGGTTTAGTTTTCTCACAACATTTACGGGTGGAGATAGCGATGCCCAACATAAATTAAGAGGTGATGGGGCTGTTCTCGCTGATGCAGCTTATGATTCTGGCGGTGCTGACTATGCAGAGTATTTTGAGTCTAAAGATGGAAAGGCTATTGCAATTGGGACAACCGTTAAACTTGACGGGGAGAAGGTAGTTGCCTGTGGAGAAGGTGAAACGCCAATGGGAGTTGTTAGACCTTACGGAAATTCCGTTGTAATAGGAAATTCAGAACCTTTAAAGTGGCAAGGTAAATATTTAAAAGATGATTATGGTGCTTACGTTATGGAAGAATACACCGTAACCGAATGGGTTGAAACAACAGATACAATAAAATCGGAAGCGATAGAAGCTGTACCCGCTGTTCTTTATGAAGAAGGCGACAATATTCCAGAAGGAAAAAAAGTTGGTGACGTTAGAATAAAAGAAGTTCCGGGCAAAGCAGCGTCTTATGAAACAAAAGACCATCAATATAATACTGATGAAATTCCTTCAGACGTTACCGTTCCAGATGACGCAATAGTTACATCAACGGAAGAAGATGGAAGTAAGTTGATGCGAAAAAAGAAAAATCCAGACTACGATGAAAGCAAAACATACACACCAAGAGAAAAAAGAGACGAGTGGTGTTTGATTGGATTGCTTGGGCAAATACCTGTTACAAAAGGACAGCCAATGGCATCGAATTGGGTTAAAATGAAAGACGTTTCAGATACAGTTGAAATGTATTTTGTAAAATAATAAATAGGGAGGCAAAATGTTCGAAGAACGTATGAAACAGCTTAAAGCAGAACGACAAAACCTTAATATGAGAATGGCGGAGATCAATTTCTTGATTCAAGGTTATGAAACTGCAATAAAAGAAAAAGAAAAAGCTGAATCAGATGAAAAGAAAGATAAATGAATAAACCACAAGTAGATGAATATCGGATTGACGTTGTAGATCGCTTGGCACGGATTGAACAAACATTGACTTCAGTTCATAAAGAAGCCAAAGATACAAAGCTTGAAGTGCAAATGCAGAATGGACGGGTTCGCAAGTTAGAAGGAAGTATGGCAAGTATAAAAGGCATTGGTTCTGTGATTAGCATCGTCTTTGCCGGTTTTATCTCGTATTTATTTAAAGGGAGAATGTAAATGGGTGATTGGTTTAATTGGACAAACTTCTGGTATCTAATGGGATTGATGATTGCCGGTGGGGCGACATTCGTTGGAATGAAATACAAGAAGTTGGTCGATGAAATGAAAGACGTATTCAAGGCATTGCACGAAGCATACGCCGATGATGGCAAACTTGATAACGAAGAACGCAAGAAGATAATGAAAGAAGTTCTTGATGTTATGGGTGCATTGCTTAAAATCGCTTGGAAATAAAAAGTCAATGACATTCGATGAAATAATCGACAATGTTTTGGAGTCCGAAGGTGGGTATGTCAATGACAAAGATGATGCCGGTGGCGAAACAAATATGGGTATTTCCAAAAAAGCTTATCCAGATTTGGACATTAAGAATTTGACAAGAGAAGCTGCCAAGCAACTTTATTATGAAGATTATTGGACACCTTCAAAAGCAGAACAATTACCAAACCAATTGCGTGAAGTTTACTTCGATATGGTTGTGAACTTTGGAAGGCGAGGGGCGGCAAAGGTTTTGCAACAAGCCTGTAATGGAAAGAACACATATAAGATCAAAGAAGATGGAATGGTCGGTACGGCAACAATAGGTGCATCCAAGAATTTAGAACCAGACAGATTGAGAGCATATCGAGTGTTGAAGTTTGCAACGATTGTTATTAAGAAGCCAACGCAAGAGAAGTTTTGGTTTGGATGGTTTAGAAGGGCAATCAGAGTTTGAATGTAGTTGAATCAATCCGGGTAATTAAAGATATGGCGCAAGAAATTGATCTCAATACGTTGCACGACAACCCACAAGTTTATTTCAGCGAACTTGTTGATTTATTGAACCTTATTAAAGATATGGACCAACCAATGCCAATTAATTTTAACGACTTAAAAGACAAGGTACACGAAGCATGAGTACATACGAAGCAAGTTAT